CCTTCCTATGTTGGATGAACCAGTCAGGACACCGGACACCCGTGCCGCTTCGGGGATGACAATACATATAGAGCGGACATAAGCTAGGGTTGGAACATACTTCCTTTTATGCGAAAGCGACCTAGATAGGGCCGCGCAGGGCGCTAACCAAAAAAGCATCTGCGACGCTGGCTAAAGGTAATAAGCCCAAGCGCTTGCCCTACGGGTTCAGCGGTTGGCGTAACACAGCGAAGCGGTTACGTTACGGTTTCCGTGGACTAGGGTGGAAAACCTTGATGCTTAACCGTGCGGTCTGCTATGTGGTGGGCTGCACGTTTTCCCCTCCTATTAATTTGAAGGTGTGACATGTTAGTAGCAATAAGAAATGAACAAAAGTGTGTTGTTGAAATTACTATGGTGGATGAAGTTAGTGCAAGCGGACTCTTTCATTGTAGAATATATTCAAATGACCAAGTTATTGGACCTGATTGCCTTGGTTTTTACAGAACCGAAATCCTTACTCACTCCGATTTTAAGCACGCACACCTCTACCATATTCCTAAAGAGTGGTTCACTGCAATCTCTCTTGAAAGAATGATGATTTGCCCAGACGACCAGATGACCCAACTCCGTCACTTTATTACCAACCTTTTCACCTGTATTTCATCAAATGGCCTTTCCCTTAGTAGCGGAGATTACATTGGTCAATTGTTTTGTGCATTCGGGTTGACCCCTTTTCTAAATAGAGTTCAAGAACTTGATTTAGTACGCCAGTTGGCAAAATATGTAAGCGAAGATAATGACTTTGTATCCCCCGATACAACCAGCCTTTTTTATCACAACCATTTCTTGAAGTGTATAGGGTATGCAACAAATGAGTTCCTATACTCTGAGACCGGGATAAACGGATGCCCTGAGTCCAGAATGATAACCTTGGATACGATTGTAGATGCTGCCAAACAGATTGCAGCAAAATGAGAAAACACCAACACTATTTCAAGGACGTTAAGCACCTAACGGAAGTTGATGTCTATCGCGTGTGTGCGCTGTTTAAGGTTACTGACCACAGTGGCGCAACACAGCACGCAATAAAGAAGCTTATACTGCCTGGGCAACGTGGTGCAAAGGACGAGATTAAAGACCTTAATGAAGTCATTGACACTGTGCAGCGCCGTATTGAAATGCTCAAGGAAGACATGTCCCATGAGTAAACAAACCCGCCTTGCAAGCCTTGCTGAGGCGTTTGCTAACACTGCACTCGGTTTCGTTATATCCTTCGGAGTACAAAAGACCCTTAACTACGCCTACGATGTGCAAATGAGTAACGAGATCGCCCTGTGGTTTGTGGTGTGGTTTACCGTTGCATCCGTTGCTCGCTCATACTTGCTCCGCAGGTTGTGGGAAATGGAATGGTGGAAAAAGGTTAGGCGGATATGGAAGCGAAGGACTGGTGTGTCTAGCACTAAAGCGTGCCCTGAATGTAGTTCCACTTTCCTTGTGTTGCTTAGAACACAGAATAAGAAGGTTTGCTCGCAGTGTAATACAATCATCCACTGGACGTTGGAGTCCGGTCAAAAACCATTACTGTAGGAATTACCAATGGCAATAAACGTTAGAACCAAGGGACAGGAAGGCGAGCGTGAAGTTGCGAAGATGCTGAATAGCATTGTGGCAACTGTGCGTTCAGAGTTAGGGTTGCACAACTACGCAACCAATGACGAGCTCTTTCAGCGCAACCAGAATCAAAGTGCTGTAGGTGGGGCGGATCTGTCAAACCCCTTGCAGCTAGAGATTGAGGTTAAACGCCAGGAAGCATTGTCCGTTAACACATGGTGGAAGCAGTGTGTGGACTCCGCTGCCCGTACTGGTGGTGTCCCTGTGCTAATGTACCGGCAGAACCGCAAAGGGTGGCGCGTGTGTATGTGTGGTGAGCTACCGCTGCAACCTGTAGGGGTTCCACCTTACAGCACTTTAGGCCCTTGCAGGGTGGAGGTAGATGTAGACACCTTTAAAGCATGGTTCCGCAACTATTACACAAAGCAGGTGACCCGTGCATAGGATTAAAATTCTACTTCCACTATTGCGTGCAAAGGTTGTTGTCCTTATAGGCGCATGGGATGAGGTTATTACAAAGGTTCCTTATGGCGCGTCAGGTGCATTTGGAGAGAATGACCCATACATAGCACGCACAACGTTCAAGCACTTGCAGGATACGAAAGATGGAATGCCCTTTACTGTGGTCATACACAGTAAAACCATTGCGATGTCTGTTATTCACATGAAGCGGTTCATGCTGCTTCTTATATTCAGGATGCGATGGGTATGTACGGTGACTTCAACAATGATGAATTAACTGCATACACTGTTCAATATATTTGTGAAAAGGTTGAAGACGTTTTAGACCTTTATTGAAAGCTTGCTCAACCTCGTTGTGTTGCCTATACTCCACGTTACTATTATCATTGATCTATGGGGATCACGGGAGTAACTTGGGTATGGGCCCATCTGATACGCTTGAGTGCGTCAACCACCACTTTATAGAAAAATCACTGGATGAGAAAGAAATCCTCCTCCGGCGTGCTTTCGTGCAAGAATACATGAAAAGTCGTAACGCTTACGGGGCCTGCATTGCGCTTGGATTCCTCGCTCCTTATGCTGAGGACTGGGCGACAGCGTTTATGGGCGAGGGTATTGTAAGGCGCCTTATACAGGAAGCTGAAGCAAGTGAGGACACTGAAGCTGCTATAGAACTCCGTAAAAAACGTTATCGCGCATGGATGGAAAAGGAAGCTAACTTCTACGGTCCAGGTTCAAGCCACGGGGCGCGGGTTACTGCAATATTTAACCTTATGAAGATTGAAGGTATGGAAGCAGCGGTTAAAACGGAAGCGGAGGTTACTTATAAAGGCGGGGTTATGATGGTTCCTGCATTAACAAGCCCTGATAAGTGGGGCGAAATGGCTCAGCAATCGCAAGCACAACTAAAAGACACTGTCAAGGAGTAGCTTGCGTGAGTAACGAATCCCCTATACCATTGTGCGCATAGTTAGCAATGCGTCATCCTCAGTGCTGAGGGGGCTCACCCGCAAAGCATTACAAAGTGAGGGAGGCATAATGCCTGATCAAATACAGAACTTTATAGATCGAATTGCGGAGGGGCACTATGGGTACTTGTGGTTCGTGCTTCTTGCTCTTTGGGGAGGAACTGTGAATTATATAAGCCGCGTCCGTCAACAACATCCAATTCGCTTTTCATTAATGGAACTAATCGGGGAATGGTCCATCAGTGGGTTTGTAGGCATTATCACAATTTACATTTGCCTTGAAATGCAATTGTCTACTTATGCAACGGGGGCGCTTGTTGCAATATCCGGTCATATGGGCGGACGTGCGATCTTTATGTTTGAGGCATACGTTATTAGAAAGATTCCCGGTATGTCACAGTATGAATCACGCAGAAACACGGGTATAAAGGAGGACGAGCGTAATGACGATGTATGATACAGCGTTTGGGCGTGTGTTCCACAACGAAGGTGGATTCCAGAATGACCGTAGGGACAGGGGAAACTGGACCTCTGGTAAAATAGGCGTTGGCGAGCTAAAAGGTACCAAGTTTGGCCTTTCAGCAATGACCTATCCGCACCTTGACATTATTAGCCTAACACTGGAACAAGCGAAAGATATTTATAAGCGGGACTGGTGGGATGCACTTAACATGAAGTCCTTCCGACCCGCTATGCAATACCAAATGTTTGACGCTGCTATTAATCACGGGATGTTTAATACCACTAGAATTCTGCAATACGCTGCATCCGCAAAAGCAGACGGAATCATTGGCCCTAACACTCGTCGTTTAGTTGCTGCGAAAGAATTGAACGACCTGTTATTACGTTTCCTTGCTGAACGTTTGGTCTTTATGACACACGTTAAAACATGGGATCGTTTTGGAAAAGGTTGGGCGCGTAGGATTGCCCATAACCTTATACTCGCATCCGACGACAACTAAGGAATTGACATGAAACGTTTTTACTTTGGCTTTATGGCACTAATGGCAATGGGGGTGACGTCCTTTGCCTACGCTGCAATGGACACGGAAGCTGCAACGGGTTTCCTGGCTACCCTTAACAGCTTCTTCGATTCGTTCCCTGTGTGGCTTGCAGCGCTGACCGCTGTGGTAACTGCTGCCACTGCTATAACTGCAATAACCCCAACGAAGTCCGATGACAAAGTTGTGCGAACGATACTTAACGTTCTTAACATGCTCGCAGGCAACGTGGGCAAGAACAAGAACAAGGATTCGGGCTAATGGGTTGGCTCGCTTTGTTGCGGGCCCTGCTGGGCCTTTCCCGTTCATTAGCTACTTACCTTGAAAGGAAGCAGTTACTAGACGCGGGAAAGGCCCTTGCTGTTATCGAGGGTTTAAATAATGCGGAAGACGCAATTAAACAGGCAAGGGATGCTCGGGATACTGCTGTTAGCAAGTATGACAGCGTTAACGGGTTGCCAGATGATAAAGACCCAAACCTCCGCGACTAACGCATCCAAAGTTGCTTGCAGTGCGTTCACCCTTATAACGTATTCCCGCAGTGACACACACGAAACAACCCGACAAGTCATTGGGCATAACGCTGCCTACAATGCACTGTGCAAGGATGTTGAATGAGTACCATAGTGCAACCCACAGAGGTCGTATGGAAACCGCTCGACGGGTCACAGGTGCTCGCACTGTCATGCCCATGTAACCACATCCTCTACGAGGGTACACGGGGTCCAGGTAAGACAGACGCCCAGCTAATGTTCTTCCGCCGTTTTGTTGGTTTGGGTTATGGACAGTTCTGGCGAGGTGTTATCTTTGACCGCGAATACAAGAACCTTGACGACCTTATATCAAAGTCCAAGCGCTGGTTCCGCCTGTTTGGTGATGGGGCAAAGTTTATAAGCAGCACAGCCCAATTGAAATGGGTGTGGCCCACGGGGGAAGAGTTGTGGTTCCGCGTAATGAAAACCGAGCAGGATTATTGGAACTACCACGGGCACGAATTCCCCTACATAGGATGGAACGAGCTTACCAAACACCCGAACGGTAACTTGTATGACATGGCGATGTCATTAAACCGCACATCATTCATTCCTAACTTGCACAGCCCCAAAGACCGCAAGACCAAGGTCATGGACGTGCTTCCGGAAATTCCCCTTGTTGTATTTAGCACAACTAACCCTTATGGCGTTGGGCACAATTGGGTGAAACAGAAGTTCATTGACGCTGCACCTCCTGGACAGGTTGTTAAGATTACGCGTGAAGTGTTTAACCCTCGTACACAGCAACGTGAGAACGTTACCAAAACACAAGTCCGCCTATTCGGTTCCTATAAAGAGAACATATACCTTTCCCCTGAATATATACTTGAGCTGGAAACTATCAAAGACCCTAACAAGCGCCGGGCATGGTTGTGGGGCGATTGGGACATAACGAGCGGCGGTATGTTTGACGATGTGTGGTCAAATGAACACAACGTTGTGGAACCCTTTAACATACCACCAGACTGGCGGGTATTCCGGTCATTCGATTGGGGTTCAAGCGCCCCATTCAGTGTTGGCTGGTGGACTGAAAGCAATGGGGACGACTTGCTGCTACCTAATGGAAAGTGGCGTTCCACTGTGCGAGGGGACCTGTTTAGAATTGGGGAGTGGTATGGGTGGAACGGCGTGCCGAATACAGGCGTGCGTATGCTGGCAACCCAGATCGCCAAGGGGATAGTAGAGCGTGAACTTAAGATGGGTATGTACGGTCGCGTTAAACCCGGCCCAGCGGACAACTCCATTAATGATGTTGAAAATGGTGTGTGCATTGCACAGGACATGGCCAAGAAGGTTACTATTAACGGAAAAGAGTATAAAGGTGTAACGTGGTCGCGTAGTATTAAGTCACCAGGAAGCCGGAAAAATGGCTGGGAGAAATTACGGATCGCAATATACAATGCACAACCAGACGGGGGGCCACGCGAATCCCCTGGGCTATTTATATTTAGAAACTGTCAAGATGGTTTTATAAGAACAGTTCCAACTCTGCCACGTGATACTAAAGACCCTGACGACGCGGACACGGGTGCGGAAGACCATGTTGCAGATGAAGCACGTTATGTTATTCTATCCGTTGGCGACCGGTTCACAAGCGGTTCCACTACAGGTCACTTCTAAGGGGATTATAAAATGGCCGTTAAAACACTTCACCCGTTATACCTGGCCATGCTTAGTAAGTGGCGCAGAGACATTGATAGCTATGATGGGGATGACGCTATTAAGCAGGCGGGGGATACTTACCTTAAACCAACTTCCGGGCAAATCCAGGACGGATATGGTTTAGCAAACACCCTTGGCCAAAGCGCTTATGAAGCATACAAGGATCGCGCTGTATACCCTGACATCTTTAAAGATGCTGTTGAAGCTGCTATCGGTGTCATGCACAGGGAACCGCCAACAATAGACCTTCCCACAGAGCTGGAGCCCTTGCGCACTAACTGCACATTAATAGGCGAGAGCTTGGAAATGCTGTTGCGCAGGATTAACGCCCGACAGCTTATTACTGGGCGACTTGGTATTGCGGGCGACATACGCAAGGACGGTGATGTAGTGCGACCCGTTATTGCACTCTACAATGAATTGGCGATATTAAATTGGGACGATAGCTCAAAGGATGATGAAGATATAGATTTGCGCTTTGTGCTGTTGGATGAAAGCGGTTTCGAGATGGCTAATGATGGTACTTGGGACACTGTTGACAAGTACCGAGTAATGGCATTAACCGGTCCGGATGGTAAGGTTGGAGAAGGTAACGTTTATGGCTCCGCTCTAGTGCGGGACAATGTGGTTGACCTTCTTGGGGTTGTACTTACGCCACCTGTATACACGGGACAAACGCTTGACCACATTCCATTCGTATTTGTAAACAGCAAGGACTTGGCGCCTGGTCCTGATAATCCACCGTTGGACGGTTTAGCAAAGTCCTGCCTGACAGTATACAGGGGTGAAGCTGATTACCGCCAAAACCTGTTTATGCAGGGACAAGACACATTGGTTCGAATCGGTGTTAATGCTGACGCGGATGATACTGTGCGCACAGGTGCAGGTGCTCGCATTGATGTACCATTGGGCGGAGACGCAAAATATATCGGCGTTAGTTCAAACGGGTTATCCGAGCAGCGTAGTGCATTGGAAAACGACTACTCCCGAGCAATACAAAAGAGCGGACAGCTTATTGACGCTACCAGTCGCGCAAAGGAAAGCGGGGACGCACTGCGAATCCGTGTAGCTGCACAGACAGCAACCCTCCCCCAGATCGCCAAGACAGGTGCAGCGGGTTTGGAGCGTATGCTGAAGAGCCTTGCGCAGTGGTATGGCGCGAACCCCGATAAGGTTGTGGTCACTCCTAACCTTAACTTCACGGAAGCGGATCTTAACGGTCAAACCCTTGTGCAAATTGTGCAGGCTAAAGCTTTGGGCGCACCCATATCGGAAGAGTCCCTCCATGACTGGTTGCGTGATAACGGAATGACAAAGCTAACCTATGAGCAGGAGTTGCAGCGCCTTGCAAAGGAAGAGCCCGACCCATCAAAAACTATTCCAAGCCCGTTGGATAACGAAGGGGTTTAATAACCGTGCAAACAAGTAACGAAAAGATCCTCGATCGTTATATAAAGCACCAGACATATTTGT